GAAGGCGAAGGCGAAGGCGAAGGCGACAATCCGGCGAAGGGCGACGGGCCACTGGCGACTGGCGACTTGAAGGCGTCCACCCGCACGGAAGATCGGAACGAAGGGACTGGCGCAGGCGGGTTCCTGATCACGGCGGAAACCGATCTGATCGAAGCCGCTCAAGCCTGCTGCGGCGGCGAGTGGGGCGAGATCAAGACGGCTTCCGAGGTGGTAGCCGACCTGTTCCTGGCAGACCCGTCGAAGCGTCCGTACATGGTTCACCCGAAGTCTGCCGAGGAGGACAAGTGGGAACGGTATGGCAAGGAGCAACGGGCAGACGCTCGCAAGGCGGCTGAAGGGTTGCGGCGGGCTGCTGGTCCTGCGATCACCACAATGGCAAACCTTCTCAGGTGCGCCGTCAAGGCTCAGAAGCAGACGCTTTGGGTTGGTGGTCTGGAGGAGGGCGACGAGCTTGATCCCGATGCTCTGCCGATGCTGGCGAGCGGTCGGAACGACAACCGGATCTTCGGTGACACGTTCCGACAGCTTGACGACAATACGTTCGTCTGTGTGCTGGTGGACTGCTCTGGCTCGATGGGCGACAGCACGCCGATCCAGTATTGCCCGACGCATGGAGAGGTGAACCAGAAGGGAACGCACTGCTCCCGCAAGGACCGTTGGACTGGTAAGCGGTGCGGCGAGACTCTGAACTGGAAGGTGACGACAAAGAGTGGCTACGCTGCCATGACGGCGATGGTCTTGCATGATGCTCTGCGGCTTTGCGGCGTGCATCATTCGGTGCTCGGCTACACCAATGACTACGGTGGTGGTGGGTACTACTTAGAGCAAGAGTACATCGACTACCGGATGGAGGACGGCACGGTGAAACGCTATCCGAAGTACAGCCGGATGCGAACGTCGCTCTGGATGCACGAGTTCGTTGCTGCGCCGGGAATCGCTGACGACGGGAGTGCGTTGCCCTACATAACCGGGTACAACGCGAATCTCGATGGCGAGTCTGTGTTGGAGGCTGCGAAGTATGCCTGCCGCCACGCGAAGGGCTGTGATCGGATCGTGATGATTGTCGTCGCTGACGGGCTCCCCGCTGGTGCCGACGACCGGGAACTGGAGGGCCGTTACCTGATGGAAGCCGTGGAACAGGTGGCTCAAGCTGGCATCGAGGTCTACGGCGTTGGCGTGGGCATCGGCGGCGGCTTTCGGGGCAGTCGGCACGCGGAAGCCTACAAGGGCTACTACCCGAACACCCCAGCGAAGGGTCAGCGAGCCGCCACAGGGCACGTTTTGATCGAGTCTGGGGTGGGTCTGTCGAACGCCGTCATGCGGCAACTGACGGACCTGCTGGTGGTGTCGAGCGGGCGTACACGCTGATGCGAGAGATCGCATCGGCGTGGGAAGCTCAGTGCGTCGCTGAGACGCGGCGGCGGTGTGAACGCACCGCTGCCGCTATCGGCGGGCTGGCGACAATCGGGCTCAATGCAGAGGACGCGGCGCAGCAGTTTTCAATTGCTGTGGTGGAGGCGTGCCGTCACTGGTCAATCGGCCATGAAGACAAGCCGAGCCCCGCGTACTTGAACATGGCGATCCGACGAAGGAAGCTGAAACTGTGGACAGCGATCCGACGAGCTACTGAGCGCGGCTACCAGACAGACGACAATCACGAAGCGGTCGAGGACGAGGTGACGCTCGGACCTGACGACATGCTTCTCGACCATGAACGACAATCGCAGGCTGGGGGCTGGGAAACCCTAGTCAAACACCGATTGTCGCCCGCTGAGTTCGCCCTGTTGAAGCTGAGAGCTTCCGGCTGGTCGAACACGGAGATCGCCGAGGCAACGGGGATCAGCCGAGAGGGTGACGAGGTGCATGGGCTCGTTCGCAGGCGCGTGTGGGCAGCAAGAAAGAAGGCATCGGACTTTCTGCGCTCATGCGGCATAGATGGAGTAGAGGAGGCTCTTGAAGCCTCCCAGGAGATCCGTCATGGCGCGTGGGAAAAAGTCAGCAGGGAAGGGCTCTAGCGCCCCGATTTCAAGCCTCGCATTGGCAGGAGCGACAGAGGAAACTCTGGCTGCTCTTGCTGATGCGGGGCTTTTGTCGTTTGAGGGGTCAGAGGCCCAGGCGTTGGCGGTGCTGGCTCTACGCGGCGGCGACAATCCAGAGGAGTACGCCCCGCCCTGCTACCAGACCGAGTTCGCAGTTCGGCGGTCGCTCTGCAACGGGTGTGTCTTCTCGGCATCGTGCTGGCAGGGCGACAATCGCTATCTGACGGCTCTCCGCAAGGGCGAGGAAAACCGCCCGCTCTACACCCCAACAGGGGCAGTCACGGCGGTCCTGGCGAAGACGAAGCCCCAGGTGAAGCCGCCGAAGCCCAGGAAGCGAAAGTGAGCGGGCGATGGGACTTCAACGGACCCTGGATCGATGTGACCCCCATGCTGGGGAAGGGCGTGGACTACACAGCCCAGGACTTGCCTGTGGGAAGTGTCCTGGCAGTGACCTACCTGGGGACGCGCTACACAGTTCACATCGTGCCCGCAGCCCCAGAGAACCCCAGAGGGTGGCATCGCTACGTCTACCGCGACAGGCGGTACAAGACGCTCTCGTCCATAGCGGCTGAGATCACGGGCGACCCCACAATGTCGGGCAACCGATTCTTCAAGCTCAGAAGGAGGCGATGATGGAAACGCGATATGGAGAGATCGATATAACCCGAGGTGATGTTCGCACTCGCAAGTGCTGGTCACTCGACATGCGGCAGTCAACGGCGCAGGGACCGTGGACTGAGGCTGACGCTACGCGGCTGTGCGCCGCTGGCACCTTCACGCTCTCGGTGTGTGCTTTTGGCGAGGACGAGATCCCCATTGGCGAGATCCGTATTCTCTGGCGCAACATTGAGGTGTCGGTGGTGGGGCATCCCACCGGGCGCGAAGATGTGATCGAGGTGACGCCCGAGCACCTACAGGCGGCGATGGGCAACGGCGAGTATCGTCAGACCTTGATTAGCTGGCTGGAGGCGGCTGCATGACAATGCTGGTGCCGCCGAAGCTGACAGCGGGGCACAACCTCGTGACGACGCCAGAGCAGATGGCGACAATGGTTCGTGAATTGTCGTCTGCTGAAACGGTCGGCTTTGACTTTGAAACGAGCGGACTCTTTTACTGGGCTGGGCAGCGCCCGGTCGGTTACGCGGTGGGTTGCTGGGGGAGCGCGGGACCGAGGGCATGGTACGTCCCGGTCGCGCACCGGACAGCGGATCGACAGGCAGACCCAGACCATGCCAGGGCGGCGTTCAGGGACGCGCTAGCGGGGGCTTCCGAGCTTGTGGGGCACAACCTCAAGTTCGACTTGAACATGGCGCGTGCTGACGGCTGGGAGGTGCCCCTGTGGACGCCAATCCACGACACCATGATCCAGGCGTATCTGATTGACGAGTCGCGCAGCGTCCAGCTTGAAAAGGTGGTGCTCCAGCTAGGCGCTAGTCCCTACGGCGACGCTCTGGAAATGAAGGACGCGGTGGAGGACTGGATCAGGGCACGCGCAAAGGGCTTGCGCCTGTCCAGGGGGGCGTACCTGAACAAGCATGGACACGCTGAGATCCCCGTCCCGCTGGAAGCTGAATACTCGTGCAGAGATATCGGACACACACTCGCGCTGGATCGGCACCAGCGTCTCCAGGCGCGAGGGTCAGACGAAAGGCGACAATCGCTCTACGCCAACGAAATGCTGTTGGTCCGCGCCCTGGCAGACATGGAGTTCGTAGGCCAGCAGGTTGACCGTGATTACCTCGCGAGAGTCAAGGCCCAGATCAACAACGAGTTGGACAAGGCGGGACAGGAATTGTCCCGCCTGTTTGGCGACAATCTGGCGTGGAACAACGACCGCGTGATCCGCGAGCTTTTGTACGATGATCTGGGCTTCCCCGTGACCCGAAAGACGCGGGGCGGGCAAGCAGCCGTGGACAAGGCTGCTCTGTACGAACTAGCCCCCCGCCACGCGGGCATCGAGCCGCTGATGGAGTGGCGAGCCCGCTACAAGATCCTGACGACCTACACCGACAGTCTGATCGATAAGGCTGACGACGCGGGGCGCGTGCATCCGAGCTTCAATCAGATGGGGGCGGCTAGCGGTCGATTGTCGTCAAGCAAGCCGAACTTCCAAAACGTCCCGAGCCGCCACCCGATCCTATCGAAGTTGGTGCGGCGGGCGTTCACGCTTGAGCCTGGGAAGGCTCGCGTCTATTGCGACTACAGCCAGATTGAGCTTCGCATGTTGGCCTGGATCACAGGCAACAAGACGCTGCTCTCGGCGTACCAGTCGGACGCCTATGATCGGCTCTGCTGGGAACACACCGACTACCAGACCTATCGACACGAGCGACAATCCGAGGACGCGGCTGACGTTCATGGTCTTGTGGCTGTGAACGTCTTTGGTGCGGACCCGAGCGCCCCTGACTGGAAGCGGAAGCGGTCGGCGTCGAAGATCATCAACTTTGGCGTGCCCTACGGCGGCGGGCCGAACCTGTTGATCAGCAACCCTGAGTTGCGTCTGAGCGAGCGGCAGGCGAAGGCGTACCACCGCGCCTACCACCAACGGAACCCTGAGATCAGCAAGACGAAGAAGGCTCTGATACGCAAGATGCGCGCCCACCCAGATCTAGCGTTCCAGAATTGGACTTCGCGAGTGCGGCATGGGAAGCGGCTGGGCTGGACCGACGAGGAGATTGTCGCCGAGGAGGAGAGATCGATGTTCGCCTGCCTCGTGCAGGGCTCCGCAGCCGAGTTGACGCGCTTCTCGCTGGTGCGGCTCTGGATGCTCCAGCAGCAGGGCGAGATTCCAGCCGTCACGACGAGCACGGTACACGACGAGATTCAAGTGGATTGCGAGGTCGGCGACTTGAGAGAGGTCGCGCTCGCAGTCCAGCGTGAAATGGAGGGCTTCACCGGACTGTTTGGCCCGGTCCCGGTGATCGCCGATCTAGAGACGACAACTACTAACTGGGCTGACAAGAAGGACTGGACCCCATGAAGCAGAAGCATCGAGACATTGTTAATGGACTGGCTGACTGCGCGTCAGTGCGCGTAGGAGGCAAGGCGTACACAGGCAGCTATCTCGCCATGATTGTCGCCATGAATCCGAACATGCCGACGAAGGAAGCCGCCGAAACTCCGCAGTTGATCTGCGAACTGGGACGGCTGACCGCTATCGCGTATCGCGCAAAGCAGGAGGCTGACACCGACTACCGAGTCTGGCGTGACACCATCATTCACCGAATGACAAACGACATGAAGGCAGCAGAGGGCGCGGGCTTCGCGTGCGTGACTGACCCCGGCGTTGACGCGAAGGGGAACACGAAGCCGAAGAAGTACCCGTCCACATCGGCAGTGGAGGCGTATCTGAGGACGCTTCCCGAGTACACCGCGCACTACACGACAATCGCCGAGTGCGAGGAGGCGTGGAGCGTGCTGCACACCGCTCTGGAGGCTGCGAAGCAGCGAACGTGGGTGGTGCGGACGTTTGCCGAGACGGGCGCTGCGCTCCCCGATGGCGGCTCTACGGGCTCTTTGACTGATGATTTTGACGACAATGCCGCTGGGTCGGACTTTTCGGCGGGCAACGGCATAGACACCATAGAAGGTGGACGTACACGACGCCCACCGCCACCGCCAGTACGGAGATAAGCATGTCACGCGATTTCAGCGTCTACGAACGCGAACTCAAGAAGATTCAGGACGGCGCTTCGCGTCGCTCCAGCGGGTCAGGCGATTTCGTCTGGCTGACCACCAACAAGCCTTCTCGTTCCGGCGAGCAGAACCGACAGCGCCTTCGCGTAGTGCCGCGTCCTGATGGCAACGGCGGCACCCACGACGAGTTTTGGGTGACGATCAACCAGCACATGATCAACGTGGATGGCAAGGTCAAGGCGCTCGTGTGCCCCGACGAGGCGGGTTCCAGCGTGTGCCCGCTCTGCAAGCTCTCGCGTGAACTGTATGACAGCCGCAAGCCCGAGTACCTGGGTCTTGCGAAGGATCTGTCTAGCCGTACTCGCGTCTTCGCCAACGTCTGCGATCTGGAGGACGAGAGCCACCCAGATCAGCCGAAGGTGTGGGGCTTCTCTCGGACCATCCACCACAGCATCCTCGATATCTGCATGGCGAAGCGCAGCTTCATTGAGGATCTGGAGAATGGGCGCGACATTCTGCTGACGACACGACGGATCGGCCCGCAGAAGTTCGACATTCGATACGCCATTACGGACATGGATTCGGGGCCGATTGACCCCGACTTCCTGACCATCGCGTCGAAGGCGCACGACCTTGAGTCGCTGGCGAAGCCTGCCGTGCTGGACGAGCTTCACGAGATCGCTGCTGGGCAAGACCCACGAAGCGGATCGAATCGAGCTTCCTACACTCCTGACCCGACCCCCGCCCCGGCAGCAGCGCCAGAAGCAGCGCCAAAGGCAGCGCCCGCGCCCGCGCAGGCAGACGACAATTCGGCTGACTGGCACTACAGCGGCGCTGGAGGCCAGGACGAGGGGCTGACCGCGATGCAGGTTGCGAAGCGGGTCGCACAGGCTCCCGACGCCGCCCACCATGTTTGGCGGGATGGCATGGCCGAGTGGTTGCCCGCTGACGAGGTGGAGGCGATCAAGACGCTCCTGACCCCCACGGCACCCCCGGCACCCCCGAAGAAGGCGAAGAAGGCGAAGAAGGCTGGCCCACCCGCCCCTCCTACGCCGCGAGGGGGCGAGGCGTTTTGATGGCGTGTTTCTCCCAGTGGTGGCTTGACGACAGGGCGTGCGCTGAGTGCGAACTCGCCGCCGATTGTCGCCAATCTGCCGAGGGCGACGACCGCCCCCTGACCCTGACCTTTGAGGATGCGAGAGCCGAGGTAAACGGATGAGCAAGCGACCCCCAGCCAGACCCCCCAGCCCGAAGAAGGCACCGAGCGCCCCCAGGCGTGACTTGCTCGCTCGCACGTTGGCGAGTCACGTTCGGCAGGCCCACGGGCAGGGGAGCGCGACTACGCTTGATATGTCGGAAGAAATGGGCGCTCCACGCGGCTACGTCCCGACGAACAACGTGGCTCTTGAGCGTGCTCTGGGCACGCCTGGGATTCCGCTGGGCCGAATCACCGAGATCAGCGGGTGGGCAGGCGCGGGCAAGTCAACCATGCTCGATCAGATATTCGCCGCGACCCAGGCGCAGGGCGGCATTGGCGTGTTGGCTGACACTGAGCGGGCGAGAAACCGAAGCTACATGGCGGCTCTGGGCGTGATGCCTGAGTCGTTGGTCTGGATCGCGGCACACACGGTCGAGGGTATGTTTGACGAGGTGGAGACGCTGGTTCGGACAGTGGCGCATTTGAACGCTACTGCCTGGGCTGATGCCCTGGCGAGGGCTGGCGTGAAGGTGCCGAAGCTGGCGACGTACAAGTACCTCGTGTTCGACCCGTCGAACCCCAGCAAGAACGCAAAGCCCGTCGCGAGCTATGACTTCGCGCAGTGGGGCAGAGCCCAGGCTGCTGTACTGCTGGACTGGCAGAAGGGCGAAGGGCTGCGACCGTCCAGCATTCGCGATGCCGCCAGCCGGAAGCTGCTGGAGCCAGTGGTCATACACACTGACGACAATTCGGAGAGAGCAGCCGCTTTGGCTGACTACCGCTCTGGCCGCGAGAACGAGCTTGTTCAGGCGGCAGACCGCCCGGTGGTGATCGGGTGGGACAGCGTGGCTGGCACGGCGACGGAGGCCGAGCTAGAGGGTGCGTCGCGGGACGTACACCCTGCCACGGCTGCGCGGGTGATTCGACGCAACCTCAGACGCCTAGTCCAGTTGATTGACGACGAAGCTATCGGGATGATTCTGGTCAACCAGCGATACGAGAAGATCGCGATGGGCGGTCGAGTTCAGTACGGCAAGACGAGCGAAACTTACGGCGGCGGCGGTATCAAGTATCACACGACAATCCGAGTCGAAGTGGACAAGTGCGGCGACATATTCGCCCCAGGCAAGAGCCGACAATCAGGGCACCCCCCTATCGGTCAAGAGGTCAGGATCAAGACCCCGAAGAACAAGCTGAACGACCCGTTCCGCACTGAGCGGTACGGGCTCTTGTTCGGACAGGGGGCGTCTGATGCGTGGGCGATCCACGAGGATCTGAAAGAGCGCGGGATCATCCGAGTGGGCGGCGGCTGGAGTCGGTTCACCGACACCGGGCTGATGGGCGACGACGACCGGGGCTTTCGGGGCTGGTCTGAGTTGGCCGAGATAATGAGCGACAATTCGACCCTTGCTTCGACGCTGTGCGAGATCTACCGGGAGGGGCGGTAATGCCGACCGTGATCCGAGCGACTAGCGACCTGCATCTGAGCCAGCGATCTGCCGAGTGGGTCTTTGCGGCTTTGGAGCCCTTGCGTGCTGATGCAGAGGAGCACGGGGGCACGACTGTCCTCGTGGGCGACATTCTCGATCAGCCGAGCATGGTTCACATGCCGACGTTCAACCGACTCCGAGAGGTGCTACAGAGCTTCAAGGGCAGCGTGCTGGTGGTCGCAGGCAATCACGATCAGTACGACGGGACGCGCAACGCGCTAGAGGCGCTGGACGGCGGCAACGTCACGGTGATCTCCGAGCCTATGGTGACTAGGGTGGGCCTTGTGGTGCCGTACCTACCGCCCGACCGATTCTGGGAAGCCGTGGAGGCTCTGAAACGCGAGGCGACCGAGGCCCAGATGGGCTGCTGGTGGACGCACCAGGGCTGGCGAGGAAGCTACCTAAACAACATGCGACGCGATCACGACGGATTGTCATGCAAGCGCGTGACCGCAAAGCTCGTGGTCAGCGGGCACTACCACATGCCTCAAAACCTGGGGCCGATCATCTACTGTGGATCGCCCTACGAAACGAGCTTCTCCGAGGAGGGTCAGCGCAAGGGCTGGCTCCGGTGGACCGCAAAGACCCCGAGAGCCTTTGCAGCCGATCCAGGCATTCCCGAGCGTGTGCCCTTTGCCATCGGTGCGCCAGTCCACCACACAGTGCAGTGGGACTTGCAAGGTGCGGACCCGAAGCGCCCGAAGGGGCTGAAGCGCGGCGACCGCGTGCGGATTGTCGTCAACGGAACGAGGGACGAAGTGAAGAAGCGAGCCCAGACGCTCAAGAAGGCTGGGCTGGAGGGCGCTGCGATTGTCGCCGAAGTTGGCGGCGGTGTGCGAGAGGTGATCGACCGGAACAGCAATCCGCAGGACGCGGTGGTTCAGTATGTGGATCGGGTGCATGGACCCGACCCGTTAAGAATCCCCCCCGTAGCCCTGCATCTATGGGCTGACGAGGTGGGGCTATGGGAATCATCGTAGACAAGATCACGCTTGCCGGGTTCGGCAGCTATGGGAAGGCTCAAAGCCTGACGCTGGGCGGTAACGGCCCGGTCGCCATCATCGGCGACAACGGCGCTGGCAAGTCCACAGCCGTCAGTAAGGGTCTGACCTGGGCTCTGTACGGCAAGTGCCCACCCGAGCGCATGGGGAGCGGCACGCGGGCGATCAGCGGGCGTGCAGTTGTCGGAACGGGCCAGAAGACAGCCACAGTGACGGTGACGCTCCGTGACGGTTCGACCGTGTGGACGGTCAAGCGTCAACGAGCCCGAAGCGGCGGCGAGACTCTGACGGTCAGGCGCAACGGCAAGAAGGCTGACGACGCAACACAGACGACAATCGACACTCTGGTTGGTGCGGACTATGACACATGGTGCAGGACGGTGGTCCGAGGCCAGGGTGATCCGTGGTCCTTTGCCGAGGCCACCGATGGGCGCAAGCGCGAGATTCTGGACGCGATCAGCGGGGCTCGCGATCTAGAGGAGGCGTGCGAGCGAGCGAAGCACCACAGATCGGTTGCTGATGCGAAGTTGCGCGATGCAACGCGACGCGCCGAAGATCTGCGACTCCGATGGGGCACTGTCAATCTCCAACAGACCCAGGACAAGCTAGACTGCTGGGCGGTCGCCCACGGTCAGAAGATCGAAGGTGTCGGCAAGACGGTGGCGTCGCTGGAGGCGGCGCTGGAGGGGCTGCGCTCCGAGAAGGGCGACAATTCAGAGAGCCTTGACGATATCGACGGGCGCAAGCCCGTACTGGACCGAGCGCCCTACAAGCGAGCAGTGACCGAGGCTCAGGGGGCGTTCGACACGGCAAGCCGGGAGTGGAGCGTGGTCAGCCACGATCAGAAGCGGCTGAGTCAGCTATCGCTGGGCGACCCATGCCCGACTTGCGAGCAGGCGGTGGGGCCGATTGTCGCCGAAAAGCTGGCGACCAGCCAGAAGTCCGCAGCCGAGGCCAAAGGCAGGCTGGTCGCGGCTCGCGAGGTGCTGGACGACAACAAGCGCATCATGCAGGAAGCCGTTGAGTGGATTGACGACGCGATGGAGGAGTGGAGCGGCGCGAGATCAGCGGCTCGCATCCGAGCGGACAGGATCGGCGCTGTAGAGCGCGAGCTAAAGCAGGCCAGGGACCGCCTTAGCGACCTGGGCTCTGTTGTGAACCCATACCAGTCCCGACTGGAGGCAGACACGCAACGAGAGGTCCAGCTTCGCAGAGAGGCGGCTCTAGCGGACGAGACAGCCGCACAGGCGCGGTGGGTGGTCGAGGCAGCGCAGGCATGGCAGGCGGCTCTGGGGCCGAAGGGCGTGCGGGCGCACATGGCTGAGTCGGCGCTGGCTGCTATCGAGACAGCCGCGAACCGCTGGCTGGCGATCCTGTCAGATCGAGGTCTGGCGGTGGAGTTCCCCCCGACCCGAGAGGTCAAGGGGAGGGTCAAGGAGGAGATCAAGACCATCGTCCACATTGACGACAATGGAGAGAACACCGAGCGCGACCTACTGACGTTCAGCGGAGGCGAGCGCAGACGGCTCAATCTAGCGGTAGACCTGGGGGTCGCGGCGGTGTGCGGAGGCGGCGGGCTGGCACTCTCCTTGCTTGTCCTAGACGAGGAAGTGTTCAGCGGTATGGACGAGCACGGCAAGGCGGCGGTTGTCGAAGCCTTGCACAGCGCGGGCGTTGCGGACGTTGTGATCATCGATCACGATCCACGATTGTCGTCAATTCTCCCGCGCACAATCAAAGTGACACGCAGCCCGAAGGGGCACAGCGCACTGGAGGAATTGACCAATGACTAACGCAGAAAAGCCCACGGTTTCGGGCTACGAAGCCGAAATGGAGGACAGCGAGATCCTAGATTTCATTGTCCGCATGAAACGGAAGGCACGCCGAGCCGCTGACGGAACGGTGACACGCATCCACTACACAGACGACGACCGATGCAGCGCAATAAAGCTGCTCGACTGCGTGGAGTCGCGGGGCGGGAGCCTAGCCGACGTTGCAGAACTGCTTTCGGTCAACAAGAGCACGTTGCAGAACTGGCTGGGGAAGTTCACCGAACCGGGAACGAACTGGCACCTGAAGCACACAGCGCAACGACTTTCCAGCGCGTTGCTGGGGGTAAACTGATGCGGCGAATCGGGATCGATAACGGCGCGAAGGGTGCGATTGTCGTCATTGACGAACGGCTGCAACCCACACACGTTGAGCCGATGCCTGTCCTCAATGTTGGTGTGGTCCGCAAGGGGAAGAAGGGCACAAAGAATGTGCTCGACATGCGGCGAGTTGTGACCCTGTTTCAGGAGGTCAAGAGCGAGCACTGGGACGTTTACGCCGTGCTGGAGCACGCTCAAGTCTTTCCCGGCGAGGGGCGCAGCACGGCGTTCACGGCTGGACGCGGCTACGGGGCGCTTGAAATGGCGCTCGTAGCCGTGGGCATTCCCTATGAGATCGTTCGTCCGCGCAAGTGGCAGACTGAGGTGCTTCGTGGGGTGGAGGGCTCTGACACGAAGGTGCGCGGCGTCCTAAAGTGTCAGCGCGAGTTCCCGACCATCGACCTGACACCGGGACGAAGGCGCAAGCCGATGGACGGGATCAGCGATGCAGCGTGCATGGCGCTGTATGCGACAATGCTTAGACCGGAACGACGCGGAGGAAAGTGATGGCAACGCCCCCGAAGCCCCGAAAGCGTAAGCGCAAGAAGGCGACAATCGAGACAGGCAGCGCGACGAAAGCCGAGCAGCAACGGCGGGCGGTGTTTCGTGGGTTTCTGCGCTATGTGGAGCGGCACGGGGTGGCGTTGCGCGAGGTCTGGGACGGCGAGCGAATCGAGGACGACGACACGGCTCCCTACATTCGGGACGCGATCAGTTGGTCAGCCTTCCAGAAGGCAGCGACGAACGGACAGTGGCGCATCCGGCGAGAGGAGCATTGGCGCGAGGTCAAGCGCAAGGTGCTAGACCATGCCCAGACCGAAGCCGTGCAGGCTGAGATCGCCGAGATCGGGCAGTTGGAGGCGGTGCGGGCGTTGGTCCTAGACAGGATCACAGGCAACGCAGCAGCCGGGATCGCTCCCACGATGCCAAAGAGCTTAGAGGGGGCAGTGGGCGCGTTCGTGCAGCTAGACAAGCGGATTGCGAGCAAGCGCGACACGGTGGTGGAGCAGACAGCAGCAGCAGCGGCTAGCGCGGTCACGACGAGGACAGGCGCGGCGCTTCCAGGCGGCGCGATGCCAGCGATCACAGTGGACGACAACCCTCTGACTGACGAGGAGATCGCCGAAATGAGCCGAGCACTGGCGGCGCACCGCGCAGGGCTCCTAGAGGAAGGCGACAATTCCGAGGAGGCGTTGCCGTCGATTTTGAAGGCCGAGGAGTAGGGACGATGGCAGGGAAGCCGAGTATCAGCAAGACAGCAGATCGACCGGGAGGCGACTACTACCCGACGCCCGACTATGTGACCCAGGCGCTACTAGACCGCGAGAGGTTCAGCAGGCGAGTCTGGGAGCCAGCGTGCGGATCGGGTGAAATGTCGGAGGTACTGACGCGCTACGGTCACGAGGTGGTGTCAACCGACCTGTTTGATCGAGGCTACGGGGAGACAGGGCAGGACTTCACGTTCGCCACGGCACTCCCCGAAGGCGTGGGGGCGATTGTCACCAATCCGCCGTTCAACCTCGCAGAGGAGTTCGTTGAACGGGCGCTGATGCTCAGACCGGACAAGTTCGCCATGTTCCTTCGATTGTCGTTCGTGGAGGGGCAGGGGCGCTATCGGCGCATCTTCCGAAGTCACGCCCCGGCTAGGATCTGGGCATTCCCTGGACGAGTGACGCTGTTCCCGAACGGCGAGAAGGCACGGCGCGACGCAAGTGGCTTCATGGCGTTTGCGTGGTTCGTCTGGGACGTAGCAGCAGCAGAGCGGCGGGTGACTGAATTACGCTGGATCAGCGGAGAGGAGCAGCGACCATGAGCAGGCAGGAGAGGCTAAACGAACGAGCCCAGGAGTGGATTGTCGCCAATCCGGCGGGCTATGGCTGGCTGGTAGAGCGAGCAAAGGCCCACAGCGAGGCAGGCAAGAAGTTCGCGATCAAGAAGCTGATAGAGCAGCTTAGATGGGACACGGAGCAGGGCACTAGACCCGAAGCGGGGGGCAGCGACTTTGCAATCCCGAACGCTTTGACGCGCTACATCGGTCACGCAATCATGCGGGCACACCCTGAGACAGAGCAGTACATGACGACCAGACTCCCGAAGGGCGAGCAGGTCGAGGCCCATGCGAGCACGAGAGCGACAATAGAGCAGGCAGCAGCCATGACAGCATGGGCGAGGGAAGCCCTGACGGGGCTACCGCAGAAGCTCGTGTGGTGCGTGAATCTCAGAAAAGAGCTAGGCGAGCCAGACGATGGGGATGGGTACAGTGACGGACGCTGGGAGGCGCTGCTGGAGAGGCTGAAAGCGATGGTCGCTGGCATGAAGGACGAGCCGAACTCAGTGACGCCGCTGGGCCTGATTGTCGTCTGTATGGTGGGCTCCCGAGTAGGGGGATCACCGCAGCCCGTAGCAGTCGAGTTGTCGATCCCGGCGAAGGTGGACGCGGGTAAGCTGATGGCGAAGAACCCCCCGAAGGGCGAGTGGCGAGTCATGGGGGA